CAGGCGCATACAACATTCGTTGCGACATCCTCTCCGCCACGAGCGCGAGGATGAACATGATCGATAGATAATTGACTAAGGTCATAAGTTTTTCCGCAATAGATACAAGTATGGTCAAAGTGTTCCTTAATAGATGTTCTCCAAAGTCTTTTGGCGTCGGAAGAAGTCATAGCTATCAAGTTAAATAGGTAATCGTTAGGGGTAGGAAGTAGTGGGGTCATGCGCGTCCTTTACGTGCTCTGTTTTTTGATGCTGCTTCGAGGAATGTCTTTCCATTTTTTCTGTGGGATACATCCTTGCCATCACCGTTACCGTAGGTTCCACGTTTACGGTTTTCTTTATTTAATGCAGACCGTTTAGAGATCTGTAATGCACTTGAATCATATTTCTTTTGATATGATTTATAGTTACCATTAGCGTATTTTGGACCGCTATAGTTAGAGCTTCGTACCATAAAGTCTCCGTTTTACAAGTTCAGGGTCAACAGTTGGCATTAGGTTAGCTAGTTTATCTAGTGGGTTACCTTGAACAGCAACACCACTAATGTCGTTTTTGACAAGCCACTCTATCGCTGCCTTTATATCTTGTGTTGTAGCTTCACCACTTTTAATCCGATTAAGGAGTTCTTTGGTAACTAAATTGTGCAACTCATTGAATTGGTCTTCGGTTGCTTTCTTGTTAGCCATTTCTCAATACAATTTGATCTAATTTGTTTTCAATGCGGATCATATGATCCTCCATACGTTGCACCATAACTGAAAGATCAGCTTTAGATACATAATCTTGTGCAACACTTAATTCAAAGGTATCAACACGTCTATCCAAAGCCGATATTCTATTGTGTATACGATTTGTTAAAGCAGCCCCTGCTGCAATAGCTCCAATCAGAGCTGATACCCCTGCTTCAATCATTATTTATTAGGAAATAGACCGTTACGAATAAATTCAACTGCTTTATCATCGATGTCATTATCGGTTGACTCAGCAAGTTTAGTAAGCATATCTACAATAAGTAGTTTAACTTTTTCAGACTGTAAAAATGAAAATAGAATTGGACGAATTAAAGTAATCATGATAAATAAAGTTGTTTAAACGTCAGCTGTATTAGTAGAAGGGAATGCACGGTTAGGTCCCCAAATAATTCTTACAGCACCTTTGCCAGCTGCACCAGCGTTTCCGGTTCCTAATGGTCTTCCAAAACCGCCACCGCCATATAATCCTCCGGTTGGTTCGTTACGATTGTTAGAAAGTTGTGAACTTTTACCATCACCACCACCAGAACCACCGCCGCCTCCAGGGCTAGACAAACTACCTGCAACACCGTCACTGCCTTTTCCTTGAAGACTAACACCGCCTCCACCTCCACCTAAATTTGAACTACCATATCCGCCACCACCAGCACCGCTATTTGAAGCGGCAGCAAAATTATTATTAGCCAAGCCACCGCGACCACCGTTACCACTGTATCCTCCAGCACCGCCGCCGCCGCCATAACCTGTTGTAGTTTGTCCTGATGCATAAACCCAACTACCACCATTACCTCCGCCATCGGCTGGGCTTGTTCCACCTGCACCTCCACTTACTGTACTAGTTGGGGTAGTAAGATTACTACGTCCACCTCCGGCCCATAATAAAGTAGTCGTTCCCCTCTTAATGTAACTTGGATCCCCCTCATAGGTGCGTTGAAGAACATCCTCATACCCTGCGACACCAGGTGAAATAGTTAATGTTTCACCAGGAGTAACTGGAATATTATTTCGATAAGAAAGTCCACCACCCCCGCCACCTGGTGCAGCCTTATTGGGATAAGTGTTGGTATTTAATAGAGCCCCGCAGCCACCACCGCCTACAACGACTGCACAAATACTTGTTACGTTAGAAGGTACAACCCAACTAAAAACAGTAGAATTTGAAGTATTATCAGGTGATGTAAATGTTATTTGCCCTGCTCCACTTTTTGAACCAAAAAATAATTGATGTATCATTAAGTTAACCCACTACCAGTAATAACAAAACTATTAGATTGAACACAAAGAACAGTTGCTAATCCATATTGAGCTAATGTTCGATTACCTGTGTTTATTGTTCCTGCTTCGATTAGTGTTACGCTACCACCTTGTGTAATAGTTTGGTCATTAGTACTATTATTAAAAATGCTGATAGCATCACCAACACTAAACACACCACTAGGTACAGTAACACCACCATTTGTAATGTTAATATGTTTACCAGCATCTGATGCAACTAAAGTATATGCAGATGTTTGCGTATTAGCTGGTATATTTGAAAATGTTTGACCAGCAGCAAACGTAATGTTGCCAGTCATTGTTCCACCTGCTAAAGGTAGATAATCATTAAATAAATTTGTTACTGAAGTATCTAATTTAGCAGTTGTAACAGCACCATTATTCAACTTAGTTGTAGTAACAGCACCATCAGCTACTTTATTAGTAGTAACAGCATTATTTGATAGTTTAGCTTCTGTAATAGAACCGTCTGCAACATCAATTACACCCGGTGCTAATTTATCAGCTGTAACAGCACCTGTTGCTATTTTAGCTGTAGTAACAGAACCATCAGCAATACCACCAGATATAACATCTTGAATTTTATTTGCTTCTTCTTGTCCAATAAAAAGAGATTGTTCAAAATTTTTATTTAAATCTTGTGCTCTAATAGCTGAACCTGGAAAGAATGTTGAAGATGTAGATGCTGTATCAGTTTCTCGATAAATACGAATAACTACATTATTACCTGGTGCTGTATTAAAATCAACTTGTGTTGGCGTGTTAGCATTGATTGTGAAAGCAGTCGTACCTATAGTATCTAAGGTAACTTTTACGTCTTCTTTTTTTATGTAAGGAAATGAAAAACTATAACTTGTTGTTGTTCCATTTCCTGTATAAGTATTCTCAGTGATTGCCATGATTCTTTAGTACCGGATGTTAGTAGTTAAATTTTTTAACTCAGGGATAATACCCCTCATAGCTTGATTTTCTTTTGACTTCTTTTCTACAATTCTTTTTTGAATTTCACCTTTCATTCCTAAGTCTAAATCATTAAAAGCAAGTTTTTCTGCATTTTTTCTTGCTTTATCAAGTTCCATATGAATTAAATCATACTGGCCAATAGGTGTATCTTCAGAACGAACACCTTTAGATCTAGCTTCTTTCAGTTCTTTAACAGTGCTACGTGCAGCAGCTAACTTACTAATTCTTGAAATCTCACTCCGCCAATAACCACGTTCACCCATAAGTTCAGATAGTTTAGAGCGTTCCTTAGGTAAAATTTCGACACCTTCTCGTGTTTTAAATAAAGATGATGAATCATATTCAATATCATTAAGAAACTTTTCTTCTGGTGATTCACCTTCGTATATTTTAATTGGAGATAATGTATTGTACATACGTACCATCATGTTATAGTTATTTGGCACTTTACCTGTTATAGGGCTGTAGATATAAGGTTGTCTATTAGAAAGATCGAAAAAATTAAGATATTGGTTTTTATTTTTTAAGTAACCCATTATATCTTTTTGAACATCTTTAAGACCACCATCTAGAATTTGACTGACGTTATTACGGATACCACCTAAAGGTGCAAGAGAGTTAATTTGTCCAGCAGCAAATCTATCCATAGCAGTTTCATTACCACTTAACATTTCAACCAATGGTGTTAGAATAGAAAGAGCAGCATCTTCAGTTACAGCAGCAGCAAGAATAACAGCCATTTTAGCTTTTAAATTCTCCGTAGCAGCTTCACCTAACATATCAAAATTATCACCAACAGTTGCCAAAGTAGCAACCCAATTACTCAGACCAGGACCAAGTAATTCGTCATAACTAATTTTTTTACCAAAAATGGTAACTGTTCTAGGTTTCCAACCTCTTCTTTTACGAGCTGCCATCAACCCTCTATCATAAGAACCATCACCTGTCATTTCAAACCAACCGTCTCCAGTCAAAAGATCAGTCGCAACATTTGAAAGAACCAGTCCTGTTATAATTGATGAAATACCTTTTCTACCTAAAGTTTTGTTTTTTAAATCAACAAGAGTATTTAATTTAGCTACACCATCCATTTGGTTTACTTTATACCCACGAGCTGAAAGAATATTATCTACTAATTCAGGTTGCGCCATAAATGTTTTAACTGGAGTATAAGCTAATTCATTTATATCTTTTTGAAATGAACGTATTGGAGCCGGAATATATTCATCACCAGTTCTTATTACATTTACTAAGATACCAGGAAATCTGTTAAACATCCTTAAAATAGGTACTCTTTCATAAAGGTTGTTTAAACTTTTAATAATTGGATTGTCTAAATTTAAAGCAAGTTCACCTGTATTATACTTAACTGCTTCGTCTACAATAATACCGTTTTCATCAAACATACTATTGTATTCTTTGTTAGCAAGTCTTTTTACTTCAGCAGGTGATGCTTCTTTACCAAGACGTTGTATTTCATCCATAGCACGAAAACGTGCTTGTGCATTAGCCACAGTAGCACTTGTGTAACCATCAAAACCAGTAAATGTATTAGGAATAAATCTAAATACAGGGTCTGCCTCTAGTGCCTTTAAATTATCATATAAATCTACAACATATTTAAAACCATCCCTACCATTATCAGATTCAACCTGTGCAAGTTTTTTATACACATTAATTTTTTCTTCATTCTTAATTACAAAATCTAACCTAGTAACATCCTTTACGCTGTTTGGATTTTGTGATGCTTTCATGAACAACTTACCAGCATAAGGTAAAGCTTTTTTTTGAGTATCTAAGATAGCACTGTATGCCATCCAGCCACGTTGCACTGATTTAAGATCTTGACGCATTAAAGCGCCTGTAAAATAAGCTAATGGTTCTCCTACCATACCACTTACATTACCATAAAAAGCTTTAGCACTAGAAGTTACAGCAAACAAAGAGTTATAAAAATTACCCCTAACAGCTTGTGCTAAAATATTAGGCGCTTCAGGGTTACCGTCAACAATCGGACGCCACCTAACAAAAGTATTAAGAATATCTTCATTCACTTTAGTGATACTATTAATCTTACCATCACTAAGTTCATATAATTCAAGGAATGAATTC